GCGTCCCAGTCTACATTTTTAGTTGTTAATCTAAACATGCCTTTTGGTGAAGCAAATCTTACTAGATGATCTTGGGTTAAAGCAGTTCTTAATTTAGGTTGTATTTTAACTCCATAAGTGTCTGCACCACTTATTACATTAAGTGTCGCATCTTCTGTAACCATTACATACTGCACAGGATTAGCACCTGTTGTAGAACTAGCTGTAATTTGTAAGTAATCACCCTTTTTAATAGTACCTGTAGCACTATTACTACTTGACGCTAAATTTAAACCTGTAGAACCCTTTTGATTAGATTTGATTGTACATGCAGGTCTATCTGCATCAGTAGTAAGGTTTATTGTATTTTCAGGTTGAACTGTAATGGTATATGAATTTGCTTTAGCAATTATCTTATGTGTTCCATTATTTTCAGGATATTGTGAACCTGTTACAGAAATAAAATCACCAACTAAAGCATTTGCAAAAGGCGTTGTGTTGCTAGGTGCTGTTATAGTATTTGCTGATGAAAAATCTAATTCTATATTTGCTGTTTGATTGATTCTGTTTTTTGCTTTTAAATCATCTGCATTGTATGTGCCTTGATTAAGCAAGGCATCAGGGTCTGCAAATTTGAACTGATTTACCATCCCATTACACTCTAGAAGAAAAGATTGCCAATTTTTAGCTACATCTCTTCGCATAGGTGGAAGGCTTACGACTGCTTCCCAAAATACACCGTCATATTCTTGTGTTCTTATCTTACCTGTATATGGAGAAGCTACAGTTCCTATAGTTCTTACTAATTTAAAGTTACTTCTAACAAAGTTAGGAGTGTTTGGCATTGTTACTAATTTACCCACCGACTAGACTCCTTCTAAAGTTACCACCACGCATTGCTGATTCTTGTACTGCCGCTTTTGTTACATCTGCTATCTGTGGCATCATCTTTGTAACCTCTGCCCTTACAGTAGGTACTATGCCTGTAGCAAAATTAACTGTTTGATATATGTTTACTGGTGTACCTCCACCCATAGCATTTTTGGTATTCATATTATTCATAATAGTACCACCAGTATTAGGTACAAATATTTCAGCACCTCTTTCACCAACTAAAGTAGGCGTACCACCTTGTATAGTTCCACCACCTGCAAGGTTCTGACCCCCACCACCTCTACTTGAACCTGTACCTGTGCCTGTACCTGTTGACATATTAAAATAACCTAAAACACCGTCAACAATTGGTCTAATTACTAGCAATCTCATAAATTCTGAAATAATTGCACTTACTATTTGCTCAGCAAAGTTTTTAAATGAATCTAATGCATCTTCTCCTTCAAGTAATGCTGTGGTTAAGTCATCAGCAAAACTATCTGCTAAACCTTCAATTTCTGTACCTAAATTAGCTAATGCTGTTCCTACCGGACCTAAACTAGTAAGATATTCTCTAAATAAAGCGTTTGCTTGTTCTAAAGAAATATTACCATTTGCTAATTGTTCATTTAATAAACCATTAACATTTTCTAGATTTTCTAAATCTCCAAATAAAGAATTTACTTCAGTGTCTAAATCTTTTAGTTCATTTTTAAAAGCTTTGACATGGCTTAATGCTTCACCTGATGTTAGTCCAAATCTTTCTAATAAATTAGGTATTTCTTCAAGTTTTGCAAGAATTTCTTCATCAGTCATATTTTTTAATTCATCAACAAACAAATCAGCACCTTCAGTAGCATCTGATAAAGTGTCATGTAATAAACTATTTATTCCAGTTAAATCTTTAAGATTTTCAAATGGTTTTGCTTCAGGCAAATCATTAATTTCTGTTTTAAGATTTTCTAAATGGGTTATAACTTCTTGTATATCATTAATATTGTCAATTTTTAAGAATTTTAATATTCCTTCTAAATCAGCACCTTCAAATGTCATTAAATCTTTCAAATAATCTATTTCATCTTGTATTTTTTGAGTTTCAGGAATCATATCATCTGCTATTTTTGCAAATCGTGATTGAAAATCAACTAAGCCATCTATATCGCCAACGGAAAAAGTTTCTACCTTAATTTCTTTTTTATTAGATTCAGCTAATCTAACTTTTTCAGCAATAATGCCATCAACTATTTTTTTAAAATCATCAAATTCTTTTTGTGCAAATTGTAAATTAGCTTGAAATTGAATAATATCCAATCCAGTGAATCCTGCATCTTCTGCATCTTGGAATTGTTTTTTTGCTTTATTTAATTTATCAAATGCTTCATTTTTAGCAATATTTGCCACATCAAATCTTAATTCTATTGGTAGTTGATCAACTTTACCTGTTGTATCACCAAGTAAATCCCCTAATGATGCTTTACCACTACTTACACGCACTGCTCTAGCGGCTTCATCTGCAAATCCAGTAAGTCTGTCTGTAAGTTTTTTAAGTCTTTCACCTAATCCACCTGTAAATACAGCATCTGCTAATTGTTTAAAAGCAATACTCATATTAGAACTTTTTGTAGACAAATTATCCATTTTGTCTGCCATTGCTCCACCAAATCTTGTTTCTAAACCTGCTATTAACAATCTGACCATTTCTGCCGCACCTTCAGCAGTTTTACCAAATTCTGATAATTCATCTCTACTTTTACCTAAGGCTTCTGTTAAAATTTTAGTTGCAGGTATTCCTCTATCATCAAGCTGATTAATTTCTTCAAGACCCATACCACCTGCGGCTGATCTTTGCACTATTCTTATTAATGACTCAAAAGCTCCTAATTGGTCTATTGATGTTGAAGCTGTATCTGCAAAAGTTTGCAACATATCCATACTTGGTTCAATACCTGCTGATTTTAATTGTATAAATGCTTTTGTAGCATCTTCAATTTGAAAAGGTGTTGTTTGAGCAAATTTAAAGACCTTTTTCATAGCCTGATCACCTGCTTCCATACTGCCAAAAACTTGATTAAGTGAATCTTTTAAGTCTTCAAAACCCATACCTACTTGTGCTACTTTAGTTACAGCAACACCAACACCAACTAGAGCGGCAGTAACTCCTATAGCACCAACCTTAGCTTTTGACATAGCACCTGCCATTCCACCAAAAGCCGCACCACCTGCAACTCCAGTAGTTTTTAATTTACCTTGTACTTGTTTTAAATCTTTTTGTAATTGCTTAGTATCAGCTTTAATTTGAACTACTAATTCATCTATAGGTTTACTCATCAGGATATAACTCCATTAGTTCGCTAAGACGATCACTGGTCATAGGCTTATCTTTATCTTCTGAACCACCATTAAATTCGGTAAATCCATCTATAGCCATATAGATTTCTTTAGGGCTAGATTCCCAAAAATCTTTAGAAGACATACCCATCATGCCAACACAAATAGAAAAGTATCGTTTGATGGGTAGGGAATCACTAGTTAATCCCCCTGTTCTTGCTTTCCCTCGTCTGCTTCTTCCTCTGAATCATCAGTTAGAGATGTTGCAATCAAGTTAGCAACTGCGGCTGTTGCTTTAACTATTCCTGCATCTTGTACTATTTTTACTACATCTTTTCGTTGAAAATCATTACCACCACCTCTTAGGGCAGGTAATAATACATGGATTACCTCTGACATTCTTATATCAGCTTCACCCATTTTTGTAGCAAGTTTTATAATTCCACAATCACATGCATCTTCAATTTGAATAATTGCATCAATTGTTAATCTAGCTTTATATTCTTTATTAGCTAAGTTAAGTGTGGTTTCACCCTTTAGTTTGTTTGTCATCTGACTTCTTCTCCTTTTTAGGTTTACTTGCCTTTGCAAGATTTATGGTTAATAAATTATCTCTCTCTTCAACAAATGATGATAAAACTAAAAATTCCTTTTTATCAACTTTTACTTTTTCACCAACTTCTATTAGGTTTTCTAAACATAGTTGGGATTCATCATTTTTTAAAAAAGCATTAATCTTTTCGTTACCTAGATCAAGTTGTACTTTATTCCAAGACATCTTATGAAGTCGCTACTACTATAATTCCTGCTGATTCAAAGCTAACAGAATAAGTGGCTTCTCCATTATATTCACCTGCATATTCTAAAGATGTAACTTGAAACTTACCTGTAAATTTAAAGAAATTTGGTATAAAAAATTCAAAATCTTCAAATTCAGGTACGTTAGCTGTTGTACCATTATCAGCAAAATGTAATTGATTTATATATGCATCTTTTAAAAGACCTTCAGTAGTGCTATCAGTAAAAACTCCTGAGCCACTGATGCTGATGCTATTAACACCACCACCTGCTAAAAGTGTTCTATATCCTGAAGAGTCTTTATTTGTAATATCTACTGATTCATCATTTAATGTTATTGAAGATGATCTCAAGCCACCAATAGTAGTTTGTGTACCACTACCATTGTCTATTTTTATTAAGACCTCTTTACCTTTTTGTGCCGCCATTTTTATCTCCTATTTATAAAATTAGTTTGTTCCTAATATTATTGCTCGGAATCGCATGACTCCATGTCTAGTAACACCGTCTGGGTCTCTTAGTATATCACTAAATTCAAATCTTAAGTTTATTAGATTAAATCCAGTGACTGTTAAGTTACTATCATGCAATAAATCGTGAATTCTGTCCATTATTTGTTTTGTTTCTTTAGCACCTTTGTATTGTGACCATATATGTATATTGATAGTAGTTTCACCACCATTTGTATCTTTTGTACCATAGTCAATAGCTGTTTCTTCACCTAATGACACAAAAGGGTATGTAGCACCCTCTGTAACCTCGTCATAGACACCTGCACTTAAAGTTGATGTCAATGTATTATCACTAGATAAAGTGCTGTAGATAGTTGTCTGTAGTGCAAATTGACCAATACTCATTTCAATATGCCTTTTTTAAATAATGCTTCTATCTTTCGTTTATTTTTTTCTAATGCAGGTTGCATAAAAGGTCTTTCAGTCATATTGGTTGTACCAAACTCTAAATGCTTTGAATATGGTGCAGATGATATTATTTGACCAACTACGCTTCCATTAGCCTTGACATCTACTTCCATAGTTATATTACTAGCTAAAAATCCTGTATCACTTGCAGGTGGTTGATTAGGTGCAGATGCTGTATGTGTTCTTCTAGGCTCGTATTTTTCGTAAGTCCTACCTGTTCCACCTGATAAAATACTTTTTTTAGCATCATTATGAACCATCAATGTTCCACGAGTTACATATTCTTTAACTTTATTATCTGAAAGTCTTTTATTTAGTTTTTTATTAAAAGCTTTTAGATCAGTTATCTTTAAATCAATACTCACGTTGCTATTCCTTGTTCACAAAGAAGTTTAAGGAATCTATCCCTTTCATCAACATTGATAATAGCCCTAATATTAAATAACTTATTATCAAAACTAATCCTAGAAGCGTTAGAAATATCAGTCCTATAACGCACTGTAATCTCGTGTGACACGCTTCCAACCAGTTTACCTTGTGCATACACCTCTTTCCCACTTTTAGGCTTTATATCAGCATACACAGAAGCAATACTAGACCACCCCGAACTAATTCCCCCACCACTATCTCTAGTAGTGCCTTGTCCTTGAAGGGTAATTTGGTGTCGGAGTTGACCTACTTGGCTCATTATCCTAATGACATGAGTTTTGAACTACCCATTCCACTGTAAACTACATACGGAGCAAGAAGCTTAGTTGCAGTAGCAGGTAGTGAAGTTTTACCTTCATACATATCACCTCTGTGTTCGTACAAATATGTAAGAACTTGATAAATCGCGAATTTGATTGGTTCAGGTACAGCACTAGCTGATGAATAACCTGTAACATATTTAACTTCTATGGCGTTTGCTACTCGTAATGCTGTTGGAAAGGTTTCCCCTGTTCGTAAAACTACCCTTGCAGGTTGTCTTGCATTGTCTACATAGTAATTAGCACTAGCAAAGGTTGTTGCATTGTCACTATCGTCATAAGTCTTTATATGACTAATAGATACAACAGGTGGCATAGGTAACTCTATATAGTTTTTGTAATAGTTAATATATGGTGCAGTACGCATACCTTCCCATAGACTATCTTCTACATCTTCCAATGCATCTAGAAACAGTTCATATGTTTGAATCATGAAAGCACGTTGCGTGTGTTCTTCACATAGCTTTCTTGCTGTTGAGATCAATGATGTTATTAAAGCATCATCACCTGAACTATCTACTCTTAAATATGACTTTGCTTCTGCAAGGGTTATAGGTTCTGATGCAGGTGCTGTATGTAAAACTAGACCTGCCATTTACCACTCCTAATTAGCTTTTTTCTTATCAGCCTTTGCTTCTTCTACTATTGGTTGTTCGCCTACTACAGTATCATCACCTTGTGCTTCTTGTAGCTTTTGTACTAATACCCTAATAGTATGTTGTGCATTAGCTAGTTCTTGCTGTGCTGTGTTATATAGTGATTCGTAGTTTAAGTCTTCTGACATATTATTCTCCTAAAAAAATATCCTTTCTATTATTAGCCCAAACATTGAAGCGATAATTAAGCCATAAAGTCCATAAATAAGATTTTCAAGTCTATCAAATCTCTTTGAACCACTTTCTAACCTTCTATCTATATTCTCGTATCTAATAGCACATTCACGTTCATGTGCTTCTAGCTTACTTATAGTATCGCTTGGTATCTTGACTGCCATTCATCTATTCTAAGCCATTAATTCTTTACATACAATAAAAAGAAATATTAAGACTTTTTCTTAGTAGTAGTTTTCTTTTTTGTTGTTTTCTTAGCTGTGGTTTTTTTAGCTGTTTTCTTTGGTGCTTCTCCACCTTCCCATGCTTCATTAACATCAGGAGTAGATGGGTCATCAGCTTTTAATTGACCTTTTTTATTTCTTGCCCTTTTTGGTTTTACTTCTGCTTCAATTTCTACAGTTTCTTCTACAGAGTCCATTTTTATTTCCATAGCCCAACCCATGCTTTCAAATCTTTCCATATTGGCTTTCATTAAATCAGTATCTGCATCAATTATTTTATCAACAGGTTGTAGTTCTAGTTTCCTAGTATCTTCATCTACAATACATGGTTTTGGTCTTAGAATTTTATATTTTTTTGACATAATTTATTCCTTAAATAGAGGTGGGGTATTTCACCCCACCAGTGTACAAAATAGCAATTAAGCTACTGTTACTGTACTTGCTCCTTCACTATGACGTGCATAGCCTTTGATAACATCAATAGACATAGGTGTGCCTGTTGAATGATTGCCTGTGAAGACAACATCAACGCTTACATACCTTTTTCCACCAATATAACCGATGCTTGATGTTTGTGGTGTTTCAGCATTGTCATCAAGTGTTAAGAAAACACCTGAAGTAACTGAGCTATCCGTTACATCTTTCTGTTCAACAGCAACTAATGCGTTAGTAGCATCTCCATGCATTAACTTAAATTCAATTTTTAAGCTATTAGATAGAGTTACACCTTCAACACCAGTGTTTACGTTTACATATGCACCTTCAAAGCCTTTTAAATCAACTGCAGTTCCATTCACTGTAGCATTATTTCCTGCTGTCACAGCAGAAGCAAGACTTTGTACTGATACAAGATTATTTCCTAAATCTCTCATAATATACCTCGCTTACGCTTTTTGGGTTAGTTTAACAATAGCTTCAGGTAAGATTACCTGTCCACCAACTCTTCTTCTAGCAATGTATCTTACATTTCCAGTAGTCGCTTGTGTGAATGGGTCTCTTAATACTGATAAAGCTACTCTATCTACAATCATATATCCTCTTCTAAAATCACCAAAAGCGATCATAGAAGCATCTTGTGCCGCATTAGGCATATCTGTTGCTTCAACATAAGGATGACCAAGAATAGTATTTGTTACACCACCTTGTAATGACATACCTGCTTGAAACACATATTGTCCTGCACCATCTTTAAGTTTTCTAATGTTACTTAGTGTATTTCTGTTAAATACCCATGTACCATTTTTAGAATAATCAGATTTAATACTATGTACTAATCCAATTAAATCATCAGCAGTATAAGCAGTGTTTGAACCTGAAGTTACTTCGCCAACAGATGCATTCTGCAAAAAGCCTTCAGGCTTACCTACTGAATCACCATTAACAAATGCACTTCCTTCAGCTACTGCAAATTGCGTAGCAAATTCAGATTGCATTTCAGCTTCTAGATCAAATACTGAGTCTTCTAAGTCTTGCTCAGAAATATCTACTAATGCATACATTTCGTGTGCAGGTAGCTCTTCTAAACCAACTCTGTAGCTAGGTGTGCTTTCGCTTCTAGTACCACTTTCTGCAACCCATTGAGCGGCAAAAGTAGCTTCTCTTTTAGGCACTTGTATACTTCTAGCACTAGTGCTTCTAACTCTAGAAAGACTTCTGATAGGTGACATTTCAGTAATCGTTTTGATTAATTCTCTCACATATTCAGGTGGTGCTAAATATCCACCAGTTGAGTCATTGCTGACTGTTAATGCTTTCTTTTCCATTACATCAAGACCTTCAAGACCTTTTCTGCAATATGAATCAAACGCACCCATGTATTCATCTACTTGCTTAGTAGTAAAACCTGAGTTTGGTCTTCTTACAACCGTTTCTAGTTTTTCTATTTGGCTTTTGATATTTTCAGCGTTAGCTTCAGCAGTTGTAAGTTTTTGATTTACATCTTCAAAAGAATCCAGTTTGGCTTCTAATTTAGATAATTTCTCGTCTACATATGCTGTACCTTCGCCTTTCTCTATGCTTTCTAGTCTTTGGTCGTTTACTTTTTTAAATTCATTAAAAGTTTGACCTAGATCAGAAATAGCATTTTTTATATCTTCCGACATAATAATCTCCTATTAAGATTTTAAGGTTAAAGTTAAGTTCTTTATGGCATCTACCAAGTCTGAATTTGTATCAGCATCACGCTGATCAAAACAATCATCAAGTGCTTTTGCACACATTTTTGCTTCTGAACGAGAAAGCTGAAAAGCGTCACGCAGTCCTTTCTCCCATTCTCTAATGGAGATATCTTCACCTTTTACTGAACGAACAGTTGCCTGAGGGTTCATAGGAAAGGTTACTAACGATACTTCCATCAAATCTACTTCTTTGATAATACGTTTGTTACCACGCTTATCATATGAAACTTCTTTAGGGTTCACTCTAAAGCCTATTGATAGACCATCTAAAGCACCCATTTTTAATAATTCGTAGGCTTCTGCACCTGCCTGTGTTTTAAGAGCAAGTCTGCCTTTAACAACTAAGCCATGATCGTCTTCTCTTATCTCATCAAATACGCCTATAGGCATATCAGACTTGTGTTGATATAAAAGCTTTACGTTTTGTGGTTTTCTTCTTTTTAGGGATTTTGTAAATGCACCTGATTCTATAACATCATTACCTAAGTCTTTATTTCCAAAAACAGAACCATATCCTTCAAATGTTCCATAGTTCTTGTCTTCTTCATCATCGTTGTAGGCTTTAATGCTAGATTTAATTTCTATAGACTCTTTTTCTACTTCTTTAGAGTCTTCCATCTCATCAACAGTTTCTTCTACATCAGGTTTACTTTTACCAAACTCAATAATATAAGAGTCCTCTGTTTCTTCTACTGCTCTTACATGCTTCTCATCATTCTGAATAGAATCTTCTTTGTTTGAATCGTACTCACTAGTACAGACATCTAATCTTTGGTTTGAATTGGTATATTCACTCGTCATAGTGTCATCTCCCATACATCTAGTTTAAAATCTTGCCTTAACACAACCTTAGTTGATTTTAGTATAGGCATATTACTTTATATAGTATCTTATTGCTTAAATAAGCACAATATATAGGTATATTTAAAATAATCTAAATAAGTGTTGCAATGTATTCCAATATGGGGTTATAATAGTTGTATAAATTGAAAAGGAGATAAAATGACAAACTCAAAAAACAAAACAAAAATTGAAAACCTAGAACAAGGCACAGTTATTAATATGAATAGAAATGCAAAATATTCATATCAAAATAGAATAGGTGTTGTTGCTAGTTCTAATTATGCACCTTATGGTATGAAAAGAGTATATGAAATACAGTATCTTTTTGATTCAACTTATCAACCTGCGTTATTTGGTAATGCTGTTGATGTAGAGGTAATGGCATAATGAAAAAATTAGATCAAGAATTTTGCTTAGTAGCAATATCAGGTGACTGCTCTAAAGAAGGAATGGGTTCTTATAACGAAGCAATACCTTTTCAAAATCAACATATTAATCTTGTTAAAAAGTTTATAAAAGCACAAAACGATTTAGAGTTAGCTTTTATGTTTTGTGAATATGGTACAGCTTCAAGTAGAAAAGCTACCAATAAATTCTATGATGCATTTGCAGAATTAAAAAATTTAGGAATATTTGAACACAAGTGGCAAAGCAGAACATCATGGAAGGTAACATTTAACAACAAGGATGATCTTAACGAAGAACATGCACCATTTAAGATACAAAAAAGAGACTACACAAAGGAGGTAGCATAATGTTTTTTAGATATGAATATAAAGGTACTTATATTGATGTTGATAGATTCAATGTCAATAAAGAACTAGGTAAATGGCTTGATGATAATAATATTTCACAAAGTGAATTTGTTAATATTAAGTTTGTTTCTCAAATGGTTAATAGATAGATTAAGATTCCATATCTCTTTCATCAGCGTAGATAATCACACATCTACAGTTGATGACGTTTGATGCACCACCCTTAGGGTCTCCTGCATATTCCATAGGAACACCACCTACTATAAAGTCTTCATTCATATCTACGATCTGACCGTTAGCTAATGCATGTGCTGATCTAGTTCTTTTATCGTTAGTAGCCACCCACTTCTTTAGCATCTTAGTGCCTAAGTCTTCTTCTACTTTTTTAAAGTAAGCATTATTAGCAAAACTTGCGGCATTATGTGTTTCTGTACGGGCTATTAGGGCTGATCTACTTCTACTAATAGGTAAAAACTTATCAGAAACTAATTTGGTAATCTGTGCTAATGTAAGATCATCGGCTCTACCTTGCTCTATAACACTACTAATACGAGTAGCTAATCGCATACTTATACCTGCTAAAACTAGCTGTCTAGTATTAAAATACTGTTCTACTAAGCTTTCAAAGTCTATTGATCTACCAAAAACAAAAGCTTCATCTTGTTTTTTGTCAATATTATATTTAGATTCGTTATATCTAAAGATAACTTTAAAAACACGCTTGTAATGTGCGTGAATAATAGGAAATAAGTCTTCGTTAAGGGTTTGTTCTGCTATTTGTGGCTCATATAACCCATATTGCTTGTATAAGTACATCTGTACATTTAGAAACTTCTTAAATAGGCTAGAAAGTTGTCTATAAAACCTTTTTTCTAAATTATTCCTTAAAACTAGCTGTTTTCTAGCTTCAGCCCTTACGTTTATCCTACCTTGTCTAAAGGTATTGAACTTTTTACGTTCTACCTTCATGTTTTGCTAGATAGTGGATGTCCTTTAGGAAATAAGTCTGTATCGTGCCTTCCACCTCTAAACTTGCCTGTAGATAATGCTCTTAGAAAGCTATTTACCCTTGCGTAAGCCCATTGATCAGGTGAACTAACACTTGGTCTTACAGAACTAGGGTTTGTTCTATAAGCACCTACACCACGTCTAAATACAGCTTCTAGCATTCTTAAAGTAGCCCTTTTAGTCTTAGTGTTACCATGTTTCTCATTATGATCTTCTACTTTACCTTCTAAGGCTTCTTTTACCTTACCTGATAAAGCTTTTTCATCTTCTTTAGATTCTACATGCTCCTGTAGTGCATACTCTTTATCTTCTTCTGTAATTATTTGTTGACGCTTTCTTTTAGCCCAAGCAAAGCCTGAATCTCCACCCCAAAGCAACCATGCAACCTTTCCTGCACTTGGATATCCTTCTTCACCTTGTCTAAAACCCTCTGCTTGTTTATCCACTTCATGCCTTTTAAAAAAGCTATACATTCTTTTGACTGTAGATATAGATAGTCTTTCTCTTGCTACTAGCTGATTTGCACGAGCAACACCTACTAAAGTGCCACCCCTTTTAAACTTTTTTCTAAGTTCAAGCCCTCTCTTAGCTTCTTCTGCCATTTCACTGGTAGGAACTGTATTTATATCTGCTAAAGCTTTCTCTTCTTGTAAAAGGAAGTCTATCTCTTTATCAACCTCATCATCATCATCGTAGTCTTCTAAGTCTTCTTCGTTAATAGGATTCTCAGGTTTAGGAACATCACTATCTGAAAGTGGGAATAGATTAGCTGATATATAAAGATCATCTGCACCATCTATAGGGTCAAGACCTATTATCTTCCTAGCTTCATTACGGGTCATAATACCTTCACGAACAGCACTAGTAACATTCTCGTAAGTCTTCTTTTTTCTTTCTGCAAGTGCAGGTATAGAATCTATATCAAATTCAAGGGTAAGCCTATCGTCAAATAAAGGCACTAACCACTCATTAAGATCAGAAGCTATCTTTCTTAGATGTGGAATTATAGTTTCTTCATATAGAGCAAGTCTTGCTTCTGCTACATTTGAGTAAGTCTGAGCATCAGGAACACCTACTAACTGACTAGGCACTCCAAAGCAAAGGGCTATGTCTGTGGTTGCCATATTCTTTAATGCATGGAAGTCCATGTCTTTAGGGCTTAAACCCATCTCTTTCCAGTCAAAGTCTCCTTCTAAAAGCATAGGTCTACCTGCATTAGCAGTACCACTAAATCTATTGTTAAGGTCTGTAAGTAATTGTTGTCTTTGTGATTCTGTAAGGTTTACAGCAAAACCTGCATCATCTTTAGGTTTAAAGATAACAGCTCCACTTGGTCTTGCACCATTATTTAGAAGATTTACATTATGTTTACTAGACATATTGAATTGATCTATCTCTATAGCCGCGGCACTCATAGGAGATAATCCGTAATAATCATCTAATGGATTCCATAGCTTTACATGCTTAATTTCGCTAAAGCCATTGTCTTGATCTACATCATAGGTATTTTGAACCCTACCATTTATTAAATATTCGTATTTATCAGGTATAGCGTTACCACTACCTTTAATATTAATACGATCAGGTCTTAATTGATGTAGCTCTTTAGGCGTACCTGTCTCTCCACCTACTTTAAGTATATATGCATTGCCACTAAGCAACACATAACCAAACAGGCTATTAAAGAACTCTGAATAGGATTGTAAAGGATTGGGTCTATTAAGAAGGTCAATGAGTGGATGTTGTTCAATTATCTGATCTCCTGCTTTAACTACAAAGGGTACTGCACTTGCACCTTTGGATATTTCGTTAACACAACGATAAACGATTGCGTTTTTTAGATATCCCTCTTTGGCTAAATCTGCATATTTGTAATTCTTAGGTTGATCAGTACCAACCCCAAAATAACCCATCATGTTTGATTGTTTGACTTCTTGTTGTTGAATATTAAAAAGTCGTTGTAAAAATGTTTGTTGTGCCATTAGCTTATTCTCCAGTTTACTTGTCCTTTAGACTTGCTAAGTTCGGTTAATCCCCATACTAAAGCATCTAATCTATCAGGCGAACTATTTGTATCTCCTGTATAACTGCACATTTGCGATTCTAACTCTGAGAATGCACCTACATGGTGAACTCTCTCTTGTTCATATAAAGCTGAGATTGGTTCTGCTCTAAGTATTTTACCCCTAGTTGCCCTTACACTTCTATAAGATATTTGACTATCTATGTTTCTTATAAGCCTTTCTACCAAGTCTCCACCGTTATTAACTTCAGCTACTATCCTATCTGCTTCCCATTCGTAGAAAGCATTTATAGCTATTCTACCCCATTTTTCAGGTGGATGTCTTCCTGATAAGTCCTCTAAGACATAATAATGATTATTATAGTCCTTACCTACTACTACTATACCTGTTTCATCGCTATTTGCATTAGCTGTAACAGCAGGGTCAATTGCAACTATAATCTGTGAAAGATCATTTTTCTCGTGTACTCTTGCCTTTTCTATTAGATTAGAACTCCACAAAGCACCTTCAAAGTCTTCAATGATCTCTGCATACAGCTCCTGTCTACCTAAATTTGTGCCTTCATATCTTTCTCTAAGCATTTTTAAAGCAGACTCTGCTAAGTTTGCTTCGTTTTCAAATGTAGAGCCACTTGTTACATAGCAATCATTTCTTGATACTAAGTCTTTAATAAGTGTGCTTGGTTTTGGTGTTGTTGTTATCACGCACTGTGGATTGTCACCTAACCTTAGACCAAACATAAGCTGATCAAAAGCTTCAGGATATCTCCAAGACGCTATTTCATCACACCATGCTCTATGATATTGCGGTCCGCGAAGTCTCTCAGGTTCTTGAGCCGCATATCCTGTAATCTTAGACCCATTCCATAATCTAATTTCAGACACACTGGAAGAATACCCTTTTTGATCATTAGACTTTAAAAGACATTCTTTAGGTATAACACTTAGTAGACCACTTTCACCCCCAAAACACACACGCCTAAGATCACCATGAGTAGGAGCAACTACAGCACAATTAACATTTGGATTTCTCATTGCATATAAAGCTATGTCTTCTGCACCACATCTTGTCTTACCAAAACCCCTTCCTGCCATCACAAGCCATATTAGATATTCACCCTCAGGTGCTAATTGTTTTGTACGAGCAGTTTTAAGCCAATTAGTGTAATGGGTCGCTGTCGCTGTTAAGGCGTTCTGATTTAACTGTGTCCAGTAGTTCCATAATTGAGTTGAAGGCTTCTGCTTCTTTGACGGTTGAGTTGACATTGATATTCTCTGTTATTTCTCCCATTGAAATCTTACCTAGTTTTTGTGCAGTCAATAGTGCATTACACAAAGATAGAAACTGTGTTGGTTGAAGTGGTTTGCCACCCATGTTCATAGCATCTTCATTAATGTTTAAATAAAAAGTAACCTGATCAATCAAATCATTAGCCTTGATCAAAAGCCTATCATCAAACTTTATAGATTCTTTGGCTTGTTTTTTTGCTCTTTGTTTATTTAATTCTTCTTGAAGTTCTATGTTGTATTGTTCTCTGAGTGCTTTCCAACCTTCAGATTGTGATGCTCTGTAAAGGGTAGCAGGTGCTACATTATACTTTTTGATCAAATCTTCAATGCTAAAATGTTTTCTCTCACCTGATTTTAACTCTATTCCCTGAACAAATTCAGTTCTTAACTGTGTTTTCAGTTCTTCTGTTAATTTGGTTCTAGTCGTTTTTTTAGTCATTGCATATCGGATATTATCACAAATTAATCCAAAACGTAAAATGATCATATAAATTAACTATTCCAATTTGGTTTAAGATGTGTTATAATAGTTTTAAGGCGAAGTATTTTTAATAAATTGAAAAAGGAGAATCAAATGAAAAAAAGATACAAAGAGCTTCCATTACATAAGGAAGCAAAAAAGAAGAGAGACATTGTAAGATTTTATAATGACCCTCAAAGGGCTAATAGATTATCTCATGGCTATCATCATTTCCAAGTTGGTCAAATAGGTTGGAAGTGGGTAAAGATTAGACCTGCTGTTCTTAGCACTTACAGAGAAAACCATTGGACGAAAATCAAAAGGTCTACTTGGGATAGAATTCAAACATGCAAAACCTTTACAGTATTGGAGGTAGCATGAGGGATAAACAAAAACAAAAAGTCTATGACTGGGAAGATTCTCAGTCATGGATGGTTAAACAAAGTTATCTTTCACAAGATCAATGTCATGCAGTAATCAAAAGATTAAACAAAATCTTTAAACGTAAAATAACCCTTAGATTTAAAAATGGTCATGGCAAATGTTTTGCTAATAGCTATGAGATTGTTATTAGGAATGAATGGGGTAGGTCTTATGGAGTCTTGCTACACGAATATGCTCATCATCTTAGTGCCGATTTACATGGTCGTAAATTTGTTGCAGAGTTCTGTATGCTTTTACATTACCTGCATCCTGATCAACCATCTATAAAAGATTTGGTTGCAAGTATGAATAAAGCTAATGTTGAATTTTATGATTTTGAAAGAACCACTTGTAATAAAAGATTAAGTAGAAGACTAAAACCATTTCAGTCTATATGCACTACTCCTATACCTGAACCTAAAAGATACATAAAGAAAAGAACTTCACCCAAACAAAGGGTACAAAAACTTTTAGAGCAATGGGGTGATTATTATGATATTGCTGAATACGAGTATTACGGATTTAAGATGATCAACATTAATGATCATGAATATGGTGTTGAACTTGAATCTTGGAAAGAAATAGAAGAATGTCTGCTTGAAGCGATTGAGCAAAAGCTACATGAACACGAAGATTATCAATATGTGGAAATACAACCATTACGAATTCGGAAGCATTGGAGGTAGCATGAGCAAGTGCAAATTAATAAAATCAGAAAGGTTTGGTTCTTGGGAAATGAGAAGAAATGGAATTGAGCAACATAATATGAAATTTAAAGAACTTGTAGAGTTCATTATGGATGAAGGTAAAGCTAAAGGGGTTACTAGAAAACAAGCACTAGAAGTAGCTAATGATTTAAGAGCTAGTGAATGTTGGTATTCAGAAGATGATAAATATAAAGTTGTTAAAAAGACTTTGTATTACAAAGAAGGAGACCCTAATAACCTTATACACAATTCTTCATTTGATGGCTCAGTTTGGTTAAGCATTAGAATTAGTTTAGGCAAAGAACATTTATGCGATTGGCGTGATTTCCAAGAAATTAAAAATGATCTTGTTGGTAGGAACAGATGTGCTGTAGAAATATATCCACCTGAAAGTAGAGTTCATGATACTGATAATGTTTATCATCTTTGGGTTTTTCCTGATAAACAAGATATACCTATTGGTTGGATGATGAGAGATGTATCAGAACACGAAAGTCCATATCAAAGAAAGTTTTGATAGTACAATTTGTATTGACTTAAATATTAATTAGGATTATCTTGTTAAACCAAAATAAAAAACAACGAGGGAAAGAACTATGTCTATAGAATGTCTGAACAAAGCACTGAAGATTCAATTTGAAGGTCAAACACCAACCAAGAGATTAATCTTAATCTTACTAGCTAACTACTGTGATGATCAGAATAGTTGCTATCCTAGTTATACTCATATTGCAAAGTTAGCAGGTCTAAAAGACCCAAAGCATATTGCTAAGATTGTAAAAGAGTTTGAGAGTCTAGGTCTTCTAAAAATACAAAGAAGGTTTAAAGATGATGGAGGTAATACATCTAATAGGTACTTCCTGACCCTTAGGTCTACAGACACCCCCCCTATGGGTCTAGAGACCCCTACCCCCCCTAGTCCACAAACCCCTAGCCTACTGGTCTCCACACCCCCCAATACTAAAGAAGACACAAAAGATAATACTAAAGATAATACTAAAGCCTATGATTCTGATTTTAAAAGCTTTTGGTCTCTATATCCAAGAAAGGACAATAAGGCTAAAGCAGAAGAATCTTATAAAGCTATATTGAAGAAGTTTAGTCATGAGCAGATGATTACTTATCTAGAAAGTTATAATAATGATATAGAGTTTCAAAAGAAAGATAAGAAGTTCATTCCCTTCTGCACTACTTGGTTAAATCAGAAACGCTTTTTAGATTACGAAGATTATAAGATGCAAGAGATAACCACTGAAAGTGAAAAAACAGTTAGTGGAAATTGGTTTGACGATTTAGAAGTAGGTTAGATTAAAGATAGAAATCATTTGGCTCTACTTCACCCTTTGTATATTCGTGTATAGCAACCATTTCTGCCTTTCTAGGAATTCTATATTCAAGAACATATTTTGATAAACCACCTTGTGATAATTTATGACCAGTTTGATCTTCCATTTCTTGAATAAACTTTTCTTGTGTTAGTTCTTTTGTTTCTAAATATTTTTTTAATTTCATACGTTTACCTTTTATATATTTTATATTGTATTGAAAACCAATTTGGATTATACTCTGCCTTATAACTTTTAACAAACTATAAAATGAGGACATAAAATGAAAGAACCTAAACTTCAATTCAACAGAGAAGAACTTTCCATAATTAGACAAAAACTATCTGAATGTTATTTAGAGCAGGAACTTATGTCAGCAGAAATTGGACTTATTAGAGCCAAAGAAGAAAATGCTTCTGAAAGAGAAGTTATTTCATGGAAAGGTCATATCACTAATATAAAAGAAAAAAGAAAAGTAAATAAAAATCTTATTACAAAAATAAACAAGTATTTTGGATTTGACAATGAGTAGCAACAATCCATTTGACCAATTTGATATAGAGCATCTTTCAGCAAGTTCTATTAATCTTTATATGCAAGACATACCACTTTTTATAGTTAGGTATCTTGCCAAGCACAAATCACCCACCAACTCTGCAATGCTTAGAGGAACTGTTATAGATCATGCTATAGGAGAGAAGCACAGCGTCAAGGAAGCACAGAAAGAGTTTATGAGTCTTATGAACTACCATAAAAAAGAAGGCGTTACGTTTGACGAGGTGAAAGCAGAAACAGAATATAAAAACATAGAAAAGTATTTAGAAGTTGGCTTACCCTTTTATGAAGAGTTAGGTGAGCCTGTAAGTTATCAAAAAAAGGTAGAACTAGAGTTTGATGATCTACCAATACCAGTTATAGGGTATGTTGATTTAGAGTATGAGAATTGCATTAGGGATATAAAGACCACTGCAAGAAAACCTTCTGAATTACTACCACAAGTTCAAAGGCAGATAGCAATTTATGCTACTGCGTTGGAAAAAGATCGTGCCTATGCCGATTATCTTTATGTAACCAAAACGAAAGCAGAGGTTATAACCCTAGAGGTAGACGATATAGACATGAGATTAAACGAGGTGTACAGGGTCGCATCAGCAATGATGAACCTTTTACAAAATAATGATATTTATTCTTTAGTAGATCAGTTCTATCCTAATCCTGACTGGATGTGGAGTTTATCAGATATTGAATTTGCTAAAGACTTATGGAGAATAAAATGACAACTACTGATACATTAGTAAATGCTTTGGTCAAAGCACAACAAGAAATTGACCATGTTGTACAGGATGGAAACAACCCATTTTTTAAAAGCGATTATGCTACTTTAAAAGAGGTTATAGATTCTGTGAAAAAGCCACTTAATGACAATGGAATACTTTTGCAACAAGAATCACATGATTGTGATAATGGTGCTTGTGTAGAAACTATATTTTATGGTCATGGTGGAAAATTATCTTCAGGTAGAGTAACAATACCTGCTTCTAAACATGACCCACAGGCATATGGAAGTGCATTAAGCTATGCAAAAAGATATTCGCTTCTTATGGCTTGTGGTGTGGCAACAAAGAAAGATGACGATGATGCAGAAATGGCCATGCAAAGAAATAACCAAAAATCTAAATCGCTTTCACCAAAAAACAAGGCTAAGTTTAATTTTGAGAAAACAGGTGGAAAAACTTTATCAACTAACGATATAGAAGATTATCTTTTGATCTTAGCTTCTAATTTGAAAGACCCTGATAATGTTCTACACAAGAAATCGTTTGCAACTAATAAAGCAAACATACAGGTAGCGTTAGCATCTACTAGCGATGATGATACTAACAACACTAGATTAAAGAAACTTATTAGTCTTTACGAGGTCGCATAATGGAAGTACCACAAAGTATTAAAGATAAGCCTAAAAGCAAACTTACTATAGATGATTGCGTATTCCTATGTCTTAGAAAGGGAAAGTATATGAGCTTTTGGCATATACAAGGAATGATTAAACAGAATGTTGGTAAGTTTTATGGCGAACCTACAATCTCAGCTTCTATAAGAAATATGAGAAAAGACTACTGCAGGGAAGCTTACGGGCTTCCCATGTATGGAGAAGTCATAGAAAAAAGAAAGATTTGGAATAGCAAAGGTTACGAATATAAATTAATTACTAAAGGAGAATAGAATGGGTGAATATGTAAAAAAAGACCGTAAAGGCACTATGTGGAAAGAAAATAACTGTAAGGTAGTTTGGAAAGGGTCTATGCACCACAAAGAAAACCCTGAAGACCCTAATGATAGAGGTCAAGACAAATACTACAGTATTTTAAAAACTGTAATGAAGGACAAGTATGGAAATGAGAAATCTAAATATGAGCTTGTTCAATCTGTTGGGTTGTTATATTTGAAAGATGAAAACTTTAATACTAATGGTAATCCACCTGATATTGGTGGTCCTGTTACAGTTGATCTTGGAAGTGGTCAGACATCAAGTCAAAAATTTGGTGGATGGTTGCAGACAAATGAGGAAAAAGGCACTAAGTATCTTAGCGTTGGACTTGTAGATTCTACTAGAAGTAAAGAGCAAACATCTGATGAAGAAATATTTCCACCAAGCCAAGACTTTGATGATGATCAAGTTCCTTTCTAAATGAAATATCTCTCTATATGTAGTGGAATTGAAGCCTGTTCTGTAGCTTGGCATCCATTAGGATGGGAAGCTATAGGATTTGCTGAAATAGAAGAATTTAGGTCAGAGGTGTTAAAATATCATTATCCTGAGGTAAAAAATTATGGGGATTTCACAAAAATTACAAAAGAACAAATCGGATGTCACGCAGATGTCCTTGTGGGAGGAACTCCCTGTGCAACATTCAGCATTGCAGGACTTAGGAAAGGTCTTGATGAAGACAGAGGAAACCTCGCACTTGAATTTATTAAACTCATTGAAAGAGTCCGTCCCACATGGGTTATTTGGGAAAATGTCTTTGGAGTCTTGTCATCTAACAAAGGAGAAGACTTTGCTACCTTCCTCGGAGCATTGGCTCAACTCGGGTATGGGTTCGCCTACAGGGTTTTGGACACTCAGTATGTCAGAACACAACGCTATCCAAGAGCAATTCCTCAAAGAAGAAGGCGTGTCTTCGTTGTCGGACATATTAGAGACTGGCGATATCCTGCAGAAGTATTATTTGACAAAGAAGAGGTGTCAAAAGATGCTAGACCGATCAGAAGAAAGAAAAAAACCATTGCCAAAGAATCTAAAGAAAGCACTTATAGAGAATACGAAGAACCATACATAATTAGAGATAGTCATACTAAAAGTAATGGTAAACCATATAAAAATGATGGTTCTAGTTTTACTTTAACAGCTTCAGATAGATATTCTGTTACTGTTTTTGAGACTAGTAGTCCTGATAAAACAGCAAGAATACAAAAAGAAGAAATTAGCCAACGCTTACAGCAATGACTGGTGGCAATAGACAACCATGTGTATATGTAGAATTAAAAGATGTAAAAACAGAGTTAAGACAAGTAACTCCTATTGAAGCAGAAAGACTTCAAGGATTTCCTGATAACTATACACAAATACCATATAAGGGAAAAGAAAAAGAAGATTGTCCAACATCTAAAAGATATGAAGCTGTTGGAAGGTCAATGTCAATAAATGTTATGGAATGGTTGGGAACAAGAATAGAAGAGGTGCATAATAAATATGAAATATAATAAATTTGATTTTAGTAATGTAGAAGATTTTGACAATCATATTAAATTGTCTATACCTAACTTTGAAACATTAGATACAATTTTCAGTTGTATCACAAAAGAATTTGCACAACCTGAAAGTTATGTTCTAGATTTGGGCTGTTCAACAGGAAGATACCTGCATAATTTGGATAAAATTGAAAACACAAATTATGTTGGTTTTGATATTGTAAATTTTAAAGACAGAAGAGATGGATTTGTATATGAAAACTTAGATATAGAAGATGCTCTTATAGAATACCTTGATAAAAATGTTTCTACTATTGTATGTATGTTTATGTTGCAATTCTTAGGTCAAGCAAAACGAAACAGGGTTATAAGTCTTTTAAAAAAATATATTGATAAAGGTACAATCATATTATTATCTGAAAAAGTATATTTAGAAGATACAAGACTGCAAACACTAATACATAGATTACATATTCAAGAAAAAAGAAAAAACTTTAGTGATAAAGAAATTTTAGATAAAGACAATCAATTATCAGTATCAATGTTTTGCAGGACACAAAAAGAATTAGATAAAGAACTAAATAGCATTGGTGATACCACAAAAATTTGGCAATCATATAATTTTATGGGTTATTTTATTAAGAATCATTGGTTATATAAAGATTAATGTCTAAAAGACTTGTAAATCAGAAACATCTTATGTGGGTAAGAACCCTGCCTTGCTTTATAAGTAGGTCAGGCTTCTTGTCCTGCAATGGTTCTATACAAGCCCATCATTTATTAAAGCCTAGTGATGGAAAGCGTGGTTGGTCTTTAAAAGCAGGTGATGATCAAGTAATACCTTTGTGTGTTTTTCATCATGCACAGCTACATACTAAGTACGGAAATGAATTTAAATTTTTTGAAAAATATGGATTTAGGAAAACAGCAGGTCAGGAATATGCAAAGCAATTATATGAAGGAAATCAGAACTGGATAGACGAAGAACAGGAAGACGATCTGCCTTTTTGAAAATATATAAATAAAATACTTGCTATGTATTCCGTTTTGGAGTTATACTTATTACATAATAAATTGATACTCACAGAGTAAGGAAAAATAAAATGAAGAAATTAACTAGAAAACAAAAAATATCTAATATAAAAAAAGCCTTTATTGAAAACAATAATGGAAAAGGTTATCAACACTTTTTTAAAGATAATACACAAGGTGACTTGAATGAAGCACCTTCTAATACACAATATCATGACTATGCAATAGTTTCATATTTAGATGATAACTACAAAGGAAAAAAAGAATTTAGAATACTTGCAGGTCAAGAAGAAACTAAAAAAACATCTAATAATAGAACTAGAACTAATCACGAACCATTAGCATGGTATTTAAACACTGAAGAAGCTGAAAATCTAATATGTTTGTTAGAAGCATTCATTGAAGTTGAAAATCAAGAAGGAGAAAAATAATGACTAAGATAGTAGGCAATCAAAACGCTAAAACATTTCATCTATATATCAAAAAACCAACTGATAAGGATTGGTTTCAAAGGATGCGTTCTAATGAATATGGAATGATTGATGATCAGAGTATGAAGTTCAAGCAACAGGGCTTTCAAACTAAAATAATATCTAGTGACTCATACAGGGTTGCACAAAAACAAATACAGGAGTAATTAATGTTTAGCACAAAAGAGCAAATTCAAGAATTAAACGAAACACTAGGTGAATTAGATTTATGGGAATATAAGACATCTAAAAGCAAGTTAATTGATCTAATCATAAAGCATAGATTATATAATATAATGCAAGGACAAACCCCTGAAGGCGTTCTAGACGCATATATTAACTATTTACAAGAAGAAGAAGCCAATAATTATAGGCAAGGAGCAATTTGAATGTTGAAGAGATTTTTTATAAATTTAGATCGCTTTCTAGATAGAAAGTGGAAAGAAACATGCTCTGTGCTTTTTTACTTAGCAGGTATAAAGGTTGAAGACGATGTTGACTGGTTAAACATGCATAACAATATGGTGGATGATGAGCAAAGTAGTAAGTCTAGAAGACTATAAAAATAAGAAACCTAAAACAATTGAAGAAAATAACAAATTAAAGTTATTTGACATACATAAGAAAATTCTTGATTTGCATGAAAAATCAGTGATAAATTATGAAGAGTATAAAAAGCTTTTAAATAAATTGAATCAAGTTGTTAATAACAAGGGAGAGAAAGATGAATGAATTTTTATATGATGATCAAGCACCTTACAGTGTTAATTTTAATAGATGGTATCATGCTGTAGGTGTTGAAAGAGAAATGTTTAAAGAAGAAAAAATGGATTTTGATGATGCACAACTTACATTTAAAAAGATGTGGGGATATAAACAATTAGAGTCTAAAGTCTTTATTAATTAGGAGAAAATGATGCTGAAATTTTTAAGTGGAGCAGATATAGAATTTTTAAAAAGAACTATAAGGTTTTTTGATAAGAATAAAGAATTGAGTCATCGTGATAAAAATAGGGTTAATTTTTTGTTAGGAGATTTAACTGAAGATAAAAGTCTAGAAATATTTACTGATATCGTTATGAATTATGAAAAACAAAGAAATTCTTTAAAGGATGATGATTTGCATTAATTAGATTTATTTTCTGAACTATATTTAATATTTAAACCACATAAGGTACAAAGACGGTTTTTTTCATCTAATCCTTTATCAGTTAGAGTATATTTTTGACCCTCTACTTTTATAAAACCATCTCCAATCAAAGCAGTTAGGTTTTCACTAGGTATATCATCACCAAACATTATTGCTAATATTCCACCGAGTCTTTTAGTCTGTGTTTTACTTAGTGCCACTTTTATCTACCTTTTTTTTAGTTTTTACTATATTTTTTAAATCATTAATATCTATTTTCTTTTTTCCAAACAACCTTTCCCAGTTATCTAAATAAGCTTTGTCATCGCCTTTTTTTCTACGAGAGCCTTTGCCACCATGCCATTGATCAGACATTTTCCCAGTCTTTACCTTCAAATAATAGTGCTTCTGCTTCTCTACGTCTTATAAGACCTTGTAATACCTTACCACCTGCTTTATTCCATCTCTTTATCTGTGCAGGAACATCTTCATATTCGCCTTTGTTAATTACTTTAAGCATCGTTGAAGCGTTTAGGTTTGCACCACCAAGATTAAAAGTCCATGAAACTAAAGCATCAAATTGATGTTGATGTAGTGGTACTTCTACAGCTTTGAGAACAGCTTCTTCATATATCTCTAGATCAGCTATTAATATACTATCTGCTTCTTCCTGTGTTATCTCTTGCCCTTCTTCTACAGACTTAGTATGACCGTAGCCTATTGTCCAAACATTTGCGGCACATTTATAAGATTCTAATTTGCACCCTTCAAATACTTTGATAAGTGCTATTCCTTCTTGTGATATTTTCATATTATTCTCCCCAAGTTCCGTCTTTTTTAACTTTTGCTTTTTTTGTTCCACCCCAGTATTCAACTGCGTGTCCTTCTTTAACGAGGGCTTGGCAAATATCTTTCCCATCTTTTGTAAAAGGTGTTGCAAGAATCCGTCCATATTTTCCCTTTCCATGTGATTGTATTACTAATTTTTCAGCACATAATTCTTTTAACCTTTCTTTTGCTTTAAGACCAAGTGCTTTTTCTTCTAAATTTCTAGTTCGTGACTCAGGGGTATCTATTCCATTAAGTCTACATCTTTGTTTGTGAAGCTTTACGTCAAAGCCTAAATCTAAAGTCACATCTATGGTGTCTCCATCTATTACCCTTTCAAGTATAGCGTTGTATACAAATGGTGTGACTGATTTAGACATAGCTAATTACTTTTTAGCCTTACCTATATTAAGTGCCGCGATTTCAAGTATCTTATATAACTTGGCAATCAATTTATCATCTTTTGGTGTTGCAGTAAGTGAGCAAATTATACTTGCACCACAAACCACACCAGTGACAATACCCAACCACTCTCCTATCATTCCTAACATATTAATCTCTCCTATAATGAATGAATCTAAATGGTATCAGATTATTTTGTGTCTGACACCTTTTCTTCAGGTTGATCTTGCTTATCATAATCTCTATAGAATTCAAGAATATGTAAAGTATCTTTGATATAGCGTTTTATCTCTGCCATATTCATGGATAGATTTTCGTAATCTTTAGAGGTCAAAGCATAATATGCTGTAGGGGGTGCAGAACCTTGTTCCAAGTCTGAAAGGTACTCTTTCATTATACGAGGGGTTAAAATTTCCCAGTCAATATCCACTATATTAAGTTCTATGGGGAGTGGTGGATGGTACATTGGCATAGGCTCTGCAACTGTTATAACTTCTACAGGCTTAGGTTGCGTTGGCAACATAGAACACGCTGTGAAGTAGAATAAGGTAAAACTAACTATTATTAGATTTTTCATCAAACTGATTAGGGTTGGTTAAAGCTATAAGGTCTTCTTTGACTTTCTTTGTTCCCTTATTAACTATATTTTCTATTAGCTTTGGTTTAGCTAAAGCAAGATTATCAAGATCATGTTTTGCAAAAGTGTTTTTAAGTTTATTAACTTCTCTTTGTGCTTCTTGGTTTTTTGCAGTTAGAACATTAACTTGCTCTTGTGTTTGTTTTTGTTTTGCTAGATTTTTTTTAATAGATTCGTTTTGTTGTTCTATAGAATTTTCTAAAGCTATTTGATTGCCTTTTAAAACTGCTATTTGATCTTGTAACTTGTTTATATACCAAGTGCTACTTGTAAGGGATATTAGCAGTAAGCCACCTAATGCTAACGATAATTTGAACCCCATGTATACACCTGTAATTTTTCGCTTTTACCTTTAGCCTGAATTGGTTCTAAAGATGTTAATTCTAATTTTATAGCATTTTTTGTAGTTTGACCAATTAGCAAATCTACACCTGCTTGTTTTGTTCCTGATTCAAGTCTTGCCGCAACATTAACAGCATCACCTATAGCAGTATAATCAAATCTATTTTTAGAACCCATATTGCCTATAACTGCATATCCTGTATTTATTCCTATACCTATAGTAACTGGTGTTATGCCTTCATCTACCAATACATAATTAAGTTCATGCATATTTTTTTGTATATCTATAGCACATTCTAATGCCTTTGTTTCATGTTCTTCTAGATCAATAGGTGCATTAAAGATAGCCATCATTGCATCACCTATATATTTATCAACCATACCACCATGTTTTTGCACTGCTTCCTGTTGTGCAGTTAATGCTCTATTCATAATGTACGTTACTTGTTCAGGTTCTAATGATTCTGATAAAGCTGTAAAACCACGAACATCTGTAAATAAAAAAGTTGCATAACGCCTTTCACCTCCAAGTTTTAACAATGTAGGATTATCTTGTAATTTTTTGACCTGTCTTGGGTCAAGATAATGTTCAAATTGACCTTTTATCTGTTCTCTAAGCTTCCATTGTTCTCTAAATCTTAAATATAAAGCTATAGAGCCTGTTATAAACTGTGATATCAAAGACCAAGTGACATCAATCAATATTCCCCTGTGGATAAGTCCATATCCTGTATAAGCTGTGGACAACATTATTAATATAGCTAATATAATCCCCCAAGTAACACCAAAAGCGTTTAATACAAGCCATATAAGGCTTACAGAAACGAAAAATATAAGTATTTCTAAAGCTAAAGCCCAATCAGGTATATATGGGCTATCTTCTATAAGTATTGATTCTGCTAAAGCTGTTTGTATCTTATGTGGTTCTAGCAAACCCACAGGAGTGGCTATCTGTGGCATAACACCATTAGCTGTAACACCTACAAATACAAACTTACCTTCTACGTTCATTTCTTTAAGGTCTGTTTGTTCTGTATCTACCCAACTTATCCATTTACGCCCTAAACTGTCTGTTTTTATTGGTGGTATTCCTCTAATTGATATTTCCTCTATACCATTATCATTAGTTTTTATAATGTAAGTCTTTACACCAAATAAAGCTTTATATATTTGTGTACCAAATGCAGGAATCCATTCGTTTTTAGGAGTGCTTACTAAAAGGGGTATTCTGCGAACGAGTTGATCAACTTCAGTGGGAGCAATGGCTAGACCCTGCAGTGTATTTTCTTTTAGAGTGTTCAGGTTTTCCTTGACTCCCATACTTACTATACCACTAACATCATTGCCTTTGACAACCGTTCCAGTAGATTTAGGATAATTATTTTTATTATCTTCAAACATAGCAATAACAGATGGTGCATAACTTAATGCTTCTGCAAAGGCTTTATCACCACCTAGTCTGTCTGCCTGTGGAAAAGATATAACCCAACCAACACCAATAGCACCTTTATTAATAAGATCAACTTGTATCTCAGCTAATCTTTGTCTAGGTAAAGGATAACCACCCTCATTTTCTACATCTTCTTCTGTAATATTGAGAATTACAAAATTACCTGATGGGTTGTATTGTTTAACAAGAGTATCAAAGGTTCTAAGTTTTATTATATCTGTAGGCGTACTTTGAAATATAAGTGGGAGTGATAGTAGTACAAGTATAAGTATTATAAGTTTTTTCATTAGTCGCTTTGAGTAATACTAATTACAGAGTCACCACCACCATTTATCTTAATAACATTAGAAACGCCATCTTGAATTATGATAAGAGTATAAGTATCATCTCCATTTAGATCTAATCTTGCAGAATTATTAACATTCCTTCTAAGACTTATAACATTACCTGCTATTAGAGTGGTCATCTGTGTTTCTGTATCTTGACCAATTTTTGTGCCTTGAACGTCAATACCACCAACTACAGCTAAAACATCTTCTTGTTTATTTACTGCAAGTGCATCTAAGACATTTAATAAATCTTCAAGATAGTTAGTATCAAGATAGTTAATATCTAGTTCTGTAAACTCTAATTCATCTTTACCAAAAAAATCTTCATCAAGATAGTCAATATCCAAATCGTTAAAATCTAATATATTTTGTTGTGAATTTTGTGCAATTTCTTCTGTAAGACTTATTTCTTTTTTTGGTGGTGTGACTATTAACATATTATCAATAATATCTAGAGTTAAATCTAAGATAACTGGTTTACTAGGTTTAGATTCAAAGACATTAACTGTAGTGGCTTGAAATGGTTTATTTAGTAAAACTGTACCCATAGCAGTAACTACTTCTATCTCACCACTAGACAAGCCCAGAGCATCAGGTAGCAGTATTATTAATGACCTGCCTAGTTCATCTACAGTAGCTGTAAAATCTGTACCTCTGATTGCTATATTTGCAGTAGGAGTTTTAAGTTTTATATTCTGTTTATCTATTCTATTAAGATTGCCTGTGATAAATCTTGCTGTACCTAATCCAAAGGTAAGAGCCATTTTAGATTTAGATGGGTCGGGGTCATAGATATATTCATCTATTAATAGCTGTGAGTGTTCAGTAAGTTTCACTGTAGATTCATCAAGAAATTTAATTGCCATTCTTCCATTAGAAGTAATAGCTTCATCATTGCTTTGTATAGCAAATTTTAGGTTTGCATTATAGGGCTTATCTCTAACTATTTGTGCTGAGCCGTTTAGCTCAGATATATCTCCAATATCAACAGCCTGTGCTTGTGCCTTGATCGTTTTGGATAACACAAACAGTAGAAGAAGAATTGCCACCCACTGATATGATTTTGAGCCAGTCATTGTCCTGTGTACTTAATTGTTGAATATTAAATGTTCTTTGACCACCTGTATGGTCTAGATAGAAATATCCACCTGCTGAAGCATTAACACCAGTACCTGTATATGTAACTGTATTATCAGAACCATCTATATCCATATAATTAGTAGCACCGTCAATATTTATATTTGATGTAATGGTATTGTTAGAACCTTGAATAATCCAATCTAAATTAAGACTTGCGGATAGTGCAGTAGTTCCTTGATTCAATGTAAATGTATTAGAAGCACCAGTTACTGCAATATTATGATCAGAACCATCTGCACCAAAACTATTAGTTGGGTCTACTTGGATAGTAAAAGAATTAGTTGAACCAGTGAAATTATACAAACCTGTAAAGTTATCAGCGTATATATCACCTAAAAATTTATTTGTTGCACCAATCATATTGATATCTAAAGTCATAGAATTTCCATCTAAATCAAAAGCTGTGAGACTTCCTGCTTCTGTGTTAAGACCACCTATAATATTAGATATACCTAGTTGTTCTAAATCTATATTTGCACCTGTTCCTGATTGATCTACAAATATTTCGTTATCAGCCGCGTATGTTGGTGATGCAATCATCATCGCAATCAGGCTTAGTAATTTCAGTTTCTTCATGTTTCCAAAAACTCCTATCGTATCCGATATTTATTAGCTCTAAGACTGCACCTTCTATAGCTTTCATCAGTGCAATCGTTGTTGACTCGTTTCTTGAATTACCTAATTCAATTTCTACAAGTTCAGTACCCATCTCTATGAATCTAAAAACATCTTCTGATTTGCCATAACTAAATATGGTTTTTTGGCTTAATACTTCTATAAGTATCTCACCTGTTGCAACTGATACCATACGAAGACTAACTGTAATATTGTCTTCTCTATATTGAATGCTTTTACCTATTCCTAGATACCTAGCACCAACACCACCAGTTGACAAGTTACTATCATAGCTTATTACAGCACCTTCTAGCAATACACCTGCAAAGAGCAGTGGCGGTACGTTCTTTTCTTCACCATCTTTTGCAAATTGTTCTCTTGCTGATCTAATTAGCTGTCTTTCTTTTGTTAAGTTATCTAAACCAACCCTTTCTACTACTCTAAAAAATTCACCATTACTAGAATGTTTTAATGCTCTAATTAATAATGTGTAGGGTGCTTGTGTTACAGCAGTAGAAAATAAAGCAAATTCACTGTTACTTTTTCTTTGTCCTGTTTGATCTGTAAATGCTGTTGGATATACAGCTACTATAGGTTGTACTAGAGGTTTTTGTACATTAGCTAATTCTTTAGAATGAAGTTGATCTATCCTTACTATGTCGTTATTTGCTCTTTGATCGTATGTATCTTCATACTGGTCAAAAATTGAACAACTAGAAAGTAAAAGTACCGATAGGAATTGTAATTTCTGTGACTGTGCCATCTGCTTCTGTTATTTTTAGGGTTAATGTTACGCCATCACTCGTATATTCAATTATATTTCCTTCTAGTTCAATAATTCCTGAATCAGAAGGCGTTTCGCCAAATAAGTTACTAACTAGTTGTCTTGAAAGTTCAGCATAGACTCTGCTTTCTAAGTTTCGCATGAACCTAGCAAGTGTAGAGTTTTCTTTTTCTCTTTCTATTTCATCTTGTAAGGCTTTTATTTCTTCTTTGATTGTAAGCTTACGATTAAATTCTTGATTTTCTATAGTTAGATAATGGCTAGATGTATTTATTCCACTAAAAGATGGTGATTTAAACTTATGTACTATTTGATCAGCAGTAACATTTTGAATAAAGATACCTAAAATTAAAAGAATACCTACGATAGATACTAATTTTATTATTTTATCCTTTTCAGCTTCTTCTTTTCTCCTAGCAAGTTCTGCATTACTAGGTCTACCTCTTTTTCTTTTAATCTTTTCTTTGGTCATCTCTATCTGCCTTAGCAATTTTACTGCTATCTATTAGTTGTGGTACGCCAAGAATAGTTTTAATAAGAGTATCTTGCCTTATGATCTCATTGTCTAAACTTCGCACCCTATCAATTAATGCTACCAAAATACCATGTTGGGAATCAAGTTTTGTGCCTAGCCTATCTTCTATAGCTGATATTTGCTCTGCTACTTTTTGATCTACCACATCTAGTTTAGTCTCCATGCCATCTACAATTCGCATGATAAGTTTATATATAAACCAACCAAGACCAAGTGAAGCGGCAATGGGAAACCCTACCTCTTGGATAACAGTTACAGCATCCATTTACTTAGATTTCTTCTGCTTTACTTCTTTTAGTTGTATTGATAAAAGTCCATTCTTATTAGTGTGTGATTCTACTGATCTAAGTTTGCCATTAAGGTTGATCTTTTCACCAACCTCTATGACATTCTTCATCTGTATTTCGTTATCTTTAACCCAAGCCAAGAATTTATCTTTATCTACCTTTACGGTTGCTTTGTTCCACATATTAAGCCCAAATTGCTGTACAGATAGTTTGTACTAAAGCATCTTCACCTGTCACATCATCAGTACAGTTAAAGTGACTAACTTTAGTAGCTGTAACTGGAAGCTGTGCGTCATCAGGGTCATCAAACTTCTCGTTATAAACTACCATAACAGTAGGCTTAGTATCAGATACAGTTTCTGATGTAGCGTCTACTAGAGGATATGTCTCCACTCTCTGCACTGTTCTTGTTAATGTTATCGCCATTTTTTTCTCCTATATTGTTGTTATTATAAAACTTAGCAATTCGTTATATCTTACACCAAGTCTTGTTTGTTCTACACCATCATCATCTTCCCAAGTGCTAGAGATAAACATCCCATAATCACTTGCGTTTAATCCTTCTGCTGTAAATGCATCTTGTAAGTCTTGTGCTATGACTCCAAAATGATATCTAGCTGTTTCATCAGAATCAGAATTATCATCTTTTTCTGCTACTGAATCTTGCCATCTAAATCTTCTTATCAAACCTTTACATGCTGTAGCAACCCTTTGCTCTGCATCTGTTAAGGCTTGTATGTCTTGTTTTAAATTTCTATCTGAAGTTTGTATAGTGCCATTGGTTGCATAGATATCATCAAACCTTACTGATGAACTTCCAAGATCAATAGCATTGTCACTATCTGCACCATTTTCATTACAAGGTAAGATAGCTTTATAAGTAATGTAAGATTCAAATTTTAGACCAGTGCTAAAAGTTGCTATAAATATATTAGACTCTGTTTGATCTACATGACCAATTTGCCCTATATTAGTTCCTGTACTACCTAAAAATTGTAAATAACGCCCTTCGTTAGTAGTGCTTGTATTTTTTACAGATAAAACAGGATTAGTGGCACTGGATTTAGCGTGATTTATTGTAGTTGAGCCTACTGCATTAATAGTTCCATCATTAAATTCCATTGATGAGCTATCACCATGACCAACTATTTTAGTTATAAAATCGTCATCATTTACAGCACCTACTAATAATTTACCACTTGAAACTCCTAATACTTCTGTTTGTAATCCTGAAAGTTTTACTGAGCTAGCTGTTACACTTCCTGAAAGGTAAAGGTCTTTGAATCTGCCGCTTGAATAACCTAAATCTATTGCAGCATCTCTATTTGCTCCAGTAGTTGTTGCAGGTGCGATAATGCCACTTACAAATCTTAAACCTGAATCATTCCCATAAGGAGAACTTATATATAATGCATCACTATTAGAACCAATGCTTCCAACTATTCCACCATCTTTATAGAACCTAAGTATTTCTCCCTCTACACCAGTTTGGTTAAGAATTAAAACTGGGTCAGCATTATCAACACCTTGTTTAGCTATTTGTGTAAACCCGTTTGAGCTAACAGAAAAGCCACCACCTGATGTATTGTTAAGCAAAGTTGTGTCAGTAGTTGCCACCAACAGATTGCCTGAAGCATCAATGGTTGCTCTTGGACCTACGCCACTAGCACCATAGAATTTATAACTTTCTGCTTGGAAACGCATAGCTGGATTTGCACTTCTTGCGTCATTAACAGCACTTAATCTTAATTCACTACCTTCTGAGTCAACTTCTAAATTTTGATTAGTTCCGACTTTTACATGAAGTGGAGATGAAGGAGTGATTCCAATTCCAACACTTGTTCCAAAGTAACCTGTTCCTGAAAGGTGAAGGTTTTTGAATCTTCCACCTGAGTACCCTAAATCAACAGCACCATTTGAAACACTACCAGCACTTGTTACTGGGAAAATAGTACTACCAGCAAAACGTACCCCATAGCTACTTCCTGCTATATCTAGCCCACTTGAATAACTACTAATACTTCCAACTGATGAGCCATTTTTGCGGAATGAAACAATGTCTCCATCGCTATCAAGCCTGTTAAAATATGCAGTAGCATTGTTAGATTTAGCTAACTGTATAGTTCCATCTGATTCAATTACAGTTCCTGTATTGCCACCTGCACCATTATTCCAAACAGAGGTATCAGTAGTTCCCACAAGTAGATTGCCCGAAGTATCAAATTTACCTGCATAACCATCATTAATAATAAAATTAAGACTACCACTGTTTTGAGTTCCAATATTCATACCACTTCTAAAAGCAGTATTATTAACAGCACTTCCTGCTGTTCCAATTAGTCCTGTGGGCGCTCCTGAACCTGTACCTTGTCTAAATCTTATTACATTATAAGAAGTTGTAGCTGTAGATGTAGTATCTATCGCACCTGCATAAACTGTATGTGAAGCATTTAGGTGGAAATAACCACTTGTTGTAATAGCACCACTAGAGATAGTTCCTATGTTGCTCATATTACGAGAAGCATCTATAACTGCTGTACTTCCTATTCTTAAAGCACCATATAAATATAAATCTGAGTTACTCGCACTTTGTCCAATAAAAACAGGATATGTTGAATTGTAGTTTAAATATAAAGCTTCATAACTAGCACTATTTGGTGCTTTGCCTTCTATATGTCTTACTTTAACTGTTGCATTTCCAGTACCACCGACATTAATGTCTTTTGTGGTCATTTCACTGTTATCAATAACTACCCTATCGCCACCACCTGTTCTAAATGTCCAAGAATTATCTTGTATTCTGATGTATGTATCAGTATCACCTGTGTGATAAACATATTCACTAAGATAAAGATCACCTGATGTTGTTATATCACCACTAGAGATAGTTCCTATATTAGTTAGGTTTCTTGCGGAGTCTATTACAGTAGTTGCATTTATTCTAAATCCACCAGTTGTTGCATCTACACCAGTTGCATTAATTCTAAGCCTTTCTACTTGTTCTGTATAAATTCTTACACGATCATTATTATCATCTAAGTAAAGCAAATTAGTGTAGCTTGTACCTGAGCCTGTTGCCCATCCAACACCGCCACTATCATGGTAGCTTCTTAGTGTTTTTGTACCAGTACCATCTATAGTTACTGTATTTGTTCCTGAAGAATTAATTTCAAGAACTGGCGTACCACCACTGGGTTGTACTCTAAATGTTGAACCTGATGCTGAAAGTTCTACATTACCACTTGAGTCTTGTAGTTTAATTCCTGCTATACCATCTGTTGATTGAAATGTAGCGGCAATATTAGCTGTGCCACTATTAACACTCAAAGCACCACTATTGATACCTCCAGTAAAAGTAGCGTTTCCTGTTGAGCCAACTAAAGTAAATTGTGTACCACTTGAATAATGCTCAAGTTGAAAACCTGTGCTGTAGTTCACAACATCATAATCAGTTGAGCTGTCGTGATATATGTAGTGTGTATTATCCCCTGCACCTGATAGAAGTATTTTATTACCTGCACTAATAGCAATATTTCCACTGCTTGTAATAGCACCACTAGAGATAGTTCCTGCAAAGGTAGCGTTTTGTGATGCGTCTAATGTAAGAGCAGAAGTTGCAGAAGTGAAGAAACTCATTGTATCTCCACTAACACTTACTCTATTTCCATTACTTGTTGAATTATTATCTTCAATAATTATAGCCGCACCTGAATCTGTTGATTCAAACTTAGCGACATAATCGTATGGTGTAGAAGTGACTAAAGGAAAAGTACCAATAGAATTTGAGAATGTGCCAGTATTAGCATTAGTTGTAAAAACACCAGCAGAGATAGTTCCTATGTTGGTAAGGTTACGAGAGTTTGTAATTACCTCTGTGCCACCAACTTTTAATCTTCTAGCATTATCTGTAACTGAAGTATTATTAATTGTTTGCGATATTGTTCCTAAAGTTGTGACAATATCTATATCCCAACCATCAGCCCAACTAGATGCACTAGCTTGATTAAATCCTGCTTGAAAATCTGTCACTGCAATTTGGGAATGAGTCCAAGTGCTTGAGGTTGTACCGATATAAACTGCACATTTAGTACCATCATGTCCAAATTTAACTACGAAGTCTCTATCAAAATTAGGTTGATTAATAATATAAGCACTTGTATTTATCCATTGAGCACCAGACGCATAGTTATAACCTGCACAAACAACTTCAAAACTTTCACCTTGTGTATAGTCATAAACTTTTACAGTAAAACGAAGCATGGTACTAGTCCATGAAACAGGTAAAGTAATCTTTATAGCACCAGTTTCATTACCTGATCTTGAAAATCTATCAGCACCTTTTGGGTTTGTTACTCTTATAACTCCATAATTACTAGCACCTGAACCTAATGTTGTATATGCACCACTAGTAACGATATTATCTGTAGCTGTAATACTTCCTATGTTGGTTAGATTACGAGACGAGTCTATTACATTGGTATTATTAACTCTATAACCTGCAGTATTTAAGAAAGATAAATTGCCTGACATTTCAGGTGAACCTGAAGAAGTCCATTCACCTAACGTAAAATTACCATCGCTAGTCATCGTTAAACTTCTTGATACTACACTTGCCCAATGGAAGTTTAAGTTTGGAGAATACTGATTATTGGTTGAGTTATTGGTATTTAATCCTCTTTCTCTTATAGAGATAGGTGACACCTGCCAATCATCATGGCCAGTAGTATGGTGCGAATGAAATTGACTTACATTTGCTCCTGAATTTACAATAAGTCTAGCACTAGAGATAGTTCCAACAGCTTCCAAATCGGCACTATTGAAGTAAATGTCTCCAGTAGATGAATTTATACTTAACTGGCCTGTATCATCTGTTATGCCATTTCTAAATCTTACTTGTCCATCAAAATATGCACCTTGACTAGAATTAACATAAAAGTAATTATCACTTACTAAAACAACACCATCATTCCTAACTCTAAATAATGCTGCATTACCACTATCATCTACTCTTAAGGCATCTGCGGTATTATTATTTGTACTGCCTGTTACTCTAATATCACCACTACTGATAGTTCCTATATTGGATAGGTTGCGAGAGGAGTCTAGGATTTGGCTCGTGTTATGATAAATGCTGTTAGTCAAATACAGAGTACGGAAAGCAAGAGTACCCGAATGCCCTAAATCAGTTGAATTGTTAGTAGCAGGGTATATCTTTCGGTTTACGTCCATGTTTAAAACATGAGTTCCCCCTGCCGAAAACTTTATGTTTTGCCCTGTAGCTTTAAAGAAGTCGGCTGATGTAATAATTCCTGTACTTGTAATAGCACCACTATCTATAGTTCCTGCAAAGGTGGTATTGCCAACACCATTTATCGTGACTAGATGGTTTGAAGACCAATGACCTAGAGTTATAACATTATCATTTGAACCTGCTGAACTGTATTTATAGCCAATATACCCTGAATTTTTTGTTGAACCTTCTCTACCAAATACTAATATATTTGACTCACCTGTGGTCAGGTTAGGAGTCATAGCTTCTATTGAATGATTATATGTACTTGAACTAGAATTTATAATATCTAAAGTTGGTAAACCTGCTGTACCTGTTCCACTGGTTGTTATTTTTCCACTAGAGATAGTTCCTATGTTGGTTAAATTACGAGAGGAGTCTATTACAGTAGTCGTACCAATTTTAAGATTGCCATTATAAACACTTACATCTGTACTTGCTCCATCTCTACCAAAAAATACAGAGGATGCTGAAGCAGGAAATATATTTAATCCACTTTCCCATGAATAAAATTTCCAATCATCATCTGCACTATCTGCTCTTCTCAGTCTTAATTGATAGTTATTAACTGTTGCTGTGATGGAACTACTTGAGATAGTTCCTGCAAAAGTGGCGTTACCTGAACTGTTTATTAGTAAATGAGATGAACCATCTGTAGCATCAATAAAATTAAAAGCACCTGCATCATCAAAATCTATTCTTGATTGATTATTACCATTTTCATCTTGATATCTTATTTGAGCCGAAGCTGCTCCTTTTAAATTTAAAATAGGTATACCGCTTGGATGTGTTGTAATTATGTTGAATGTTGGAACTGATGAAGCAGTAGATACTGTTAGTCCTGTACTTGTAATAGCATCACTAGATATAGTTCCTGCAAATATAGCATTTTGAGAAGTATCTAGTGTTAAAGCAGTAGTATTATTAGACCTTAATATAACCTGAGATGCATCAGACTGAAGTTGTAAAGCACCACCTGAATTTCTAAGTATGC